TTAATCCAAAGTGCGAGCAGCATTTAAACTTTCCCAAGCCACGATAGCTTCTGGAAGCGCATCGAAATCACTTTCACGCAAAACCCAACCCTCTTTGCTGCCTTTGTTACCCTTTATCAACGGCGGCGAAGGAACCACATATTCATCTATGGTACCTCCCTTAACCCAGTAAAGTCGAGAATCAGTTACCAAATTGAATTTCGTCGTAGCAATTTTTAACAAAGGCGTTGCGCGCTCGCAAAAAACCGAAAGATGTAACTGCGATCCTGCACATCCTACAATATATTGCGCGCCGCGAACCAAAGCAACTTGATCGGGTAACGATAATTTTTGTGGATGAACAACAGTATATTGCATACTCTCAAATAAGCGATCCAATCGCTCACCTTGGGAACTAGGCAACCCCCGCATCTCCAAGGGTAGAGCTGACCGGCTCAAAAATATTTTTTTGGGTCCATCTTCAATTTTAGAACGCGATCCGATTTTCCTACCCAAATGAATAAATAAATCATCCGCTTCGATACCCGGTCGTGACAAAATTGGAGACAGTCTCTTTGGAACAATTAACTGCTTAAATTGCATAGGCCGATCAACAAAAATGACTTGCTTATCAAAATCAATGCCCAGCTCAGCAAACATGCTTACCAACCATTTTGGTGCATGCGAATGCCGAATCCCTCTACCAAAACCAACGAATAAATAGTCCTTTGGATCAATCGGGCATTCAGCAGCAAGTGGCCAAAGACGCGCCAAACCCTCAACCAAAGCGTGACCAAAATGACCCCAGAGCATTTCTACATAAATGGCAGGTCGATCGATCACGATCGGATCGCTCATTTCCGAGACCAATTTGAGTTCGCATTTATCATCCTCAATAATACCGTGCGGAAGTGATGCGTATCTTAACAGGGTATCAGGAATAATTGCTTCGCGCTCGGTAAGCAGAATGGCTGGGGGAAGCAGGATCGCATTTTTTAGCGATAGACAGTATGAACGATCCCGCCCCAACGCATCGCAATAGGGGTCAAGTTTGGAGGTAAATGCGTCGCGCCCTAACCATTCCTTTACATCTGACCAATTTCGAGGTTTCGATAAGTTCGCAAGCGGGCGCTCTGGCAGGATCAGCAGAGAATCATCAAGCGAACCAAGCAACTTGGGCCAATCGACGACCTGATCAAAATCAATCAGGTTTTCTTTATCCAGTCTGTTTACACGCTTCACCAATGAGATACCTACTATATTATAATATCGTAATTATAATGTCGTGAATTAACTTTTACGTAGTTTCGATTTTCATAAGTCACTTAGACTCCTGACCGTCGTTCCTTTTGAGACCTCATCATTAAGATTTTTTTCCAGGATTTTCGTAGCTTTTTATGACTTCTGTCGTAATTACCATTACAATCAAAGCGTGAGCACGAACCCTTTATGCATCAAAATCTGACGGAAAAATTGCTGCGGTGAGGTTTTTTTGCAAGTTTTTGAGTGAAACACTCGCTGGCGGAATATGCGATAAATTGCCCTCGCCTAGGATCTGCCTCCCTCGCGCGGAAAGAATGCGTCGCACCAACCCTGCCATGACACACCTCCTGTTTGCTCGCGCATTAGTGCCACGCCACATTGGGGTATGGCAAGGCGCATCCATCTGATAGTCGGACCGAGCCAATCTGCGCTTCTGATCCCCAGCTACAGTCGGACGGTCAGCGCAGATTGTACCGCCACCGGGAAAGCAGTCGCGAGATCTCGCTCAGGATCGAGCGCGGTTTGGCAATCTCATGAATGCGCCGGATGATGAGATCGTGGCGGTCGCCGATCCGAACAAGGCCCTCGCTCACGGACACCTTCGAGCCCATTTCGACGAAGCCAACCCAGTCGATCCTCGACAACTTTGGGGAAACACTCGCGATTTGGCTGGGCAAGGTGCAACCATCGACCGATGCCCTGGCTTACCCCCTGAACCCAGAACGTTATCCGCTAAACCATTATTATTAAATGATTAAATTATTATCGGGGTAGAATATGATGACAATTTCGATTTGACAGCTTGATAAATAGAATCGATCTCAAAAGTCGTCAGAGCGACATTGTGCTCGGCCCAATAAGCAATATCGCAGAGACCTCCTACGGTGTTACTGAATGACGTTCCAACCTTGAAATTGCCCGCCCCCGCAATATGAGAAGTTGTTACTGCCAAAAAATTCGAAATGCCTAGTGTTTTATTGTATATGGTGATGTTACCACCGTTTTGAAACGAGCATGCGACAAAAGCCCAGTCGCCTATAGCTGCCATAGCTCCGCTGGCATTTGACGACACGTTGAGATTATATGTTCCAACGCCGCCCGTACCGGTGCCGCCCGAAACGACCATTGTACCGGAGGTCACATTCGATCCGAATATCGTATTTCCAATTGCAATTACGCCTACCGGTGCCCCAGTGACAGTCATTGTGCTACCGCTGATCGAGGCGGTGAAAGATGCGCCATATTGAAGGCGAAGCGGGCTAGAATTAGTGGGAACGCCGGACACAGTTGTCACTCTACGAGCTACGAAGCCTTTTGCACCGATATTGTCATCGAAAGCGAGATGCAACCCAGACACGCCGAGCGTAAAATTACCACCTATTATAGGCTGCGTTGGCCCATTGATGAAAGACTGCGACGCGCGCACAACCGCCATGATCGTCGTCGTCGAAGCATCGAGCGACCCGCTATTGAAGTAGTTCGATGCCGTCGTAAAGCTCGCATACCCTGCCCCATATCCCGGCGTCCCCACCACCGTGGCGTTCCCCACGCCCCCCGCCAACACATCCACCTTATTCGCGATCGACGTAGGCCCATCCACCCTCGGGAACAGCACGGTCCGCGCGCCGCGACTCACCGGCAGGGAATAGCCCACGTTCGGGCCGTTATAGCTGCTATCCGCAATGATGTTCGCAAGTCCGCCCATTGTTTCAATCCCTTACAAAGTCACGACATATTTGGTGACGTCGCTTTCGGCCGCGCCGCTCGTCGTCATGGTGGAGATCCCGACCGTCTGGCTTCCGCCCGATGCGGTGGCGATCGTGTAGTCGCCCGCGCCGCCCGGCGTGCCGGTCGACTGGCCCTGGATGATCGAGGTGCCGTCGACGCCGCCACCATGCACGAACGATCCGATCCGGATGGCCGCGCTGCCAGCGTCGATCGCCGTCACATGCAATGTCGTCCCGCCGATCGAGGCGGTGAAGGAGGCGCCGTTGCGCACCAGTTTCTCGCTGATCCTCGCGAGGTACAGCCGCTTGCCGATGCCGCCATAGAGGCCGGCCCCGGTATTGCGGCCGAAATCGTAGAGGATCAGGATATCGTCGCCATCGAACGTCACGTCAGGATAGGATGGCGGCTGCTGCGTATAGCCCCGGCTCTCGATCGGCACCGCCCATGGCCATGTCACCCCGCCATCCTCGGACAGCGCCAGCGTCATCAGCTTGCGACCGGCCGTGCTGTTGTTGAACACCGCGATCATGCGCCCCGATGGGCTGACGACGAATTTGGATCGGCTCGTGGTGGTCGGATAGCCGGATGAAGGGGACCAGAGCGTCGGCGTGCCCCAGTTCGCCGCGTCATAGTCCGAGGTCACCTGATACATGCCCGAATTGGATCGCATATAGACGGCCCATTTGCCGCCCGTGATCGGCACCGCGCTGCTTTCGTTGAAGCTGCGATCGATGGATGGCACCTGCGGCACGGTCGATGCCGGCGAAAAAGCCAGGCCGTCGCGGCCTTCATGGGTCAGCCGGCCAAAGATTGTGCTCGCGCCGGTCAGATCGATCGTCAGATAGGTTTCGCGCGACACGATCAGCCCGCCGAAAATCGCCGTGCCATAGGCCAGAAAGGTCGGCCGGCCGATATCGAAGGCGCCGGATATCGCCGTGGGATTGTTGATGATCAGCCCATAAGTGGCCGGTACATAAGGGCTGGCCCCCGTGGTCTGGAGCAGCACCGCCAGCCGCCCGTCATCGAGTTCGGCCAGGCCGATCGCGGCGGAATCGGTGCTCGGCTCGCGCGGCAGCGAATAGAGCGCCTCCTGCCAGACGCCGGTATCGAGATCGTCGGTATATTTGAGCACGGCATAAGCGGCCGATCCTTCCGCGCCGTCCGATGGCTCATCGGTGGCCGTGAGGGATATGGGCGCGGCCAGCGATCCGATCGTGCCATTATTCGTATCGAGCCCATAGACCCCGCCCGATGCCGCGCCGGTGATCGTGCAGGCGGTGACACCGGTTCCACCCACCGTGGCGCCCGGGACCAGCCGGTCATAATGGTCGGCCGTCGCGACATAGAGCTTCGCGCCGATGATATAGCCGGTGATCGCCGCGACGCCGGAGCCGCCCGATATGCTCATCGCGATCGGCGCATGGAAGCTGCCGGCATATTGCGGCACGCTGACCGGCCATGTCTGCGGGCCCGTCTGCGTATCGGGCGGCGCATTGATCAAAGTGCCCGTGACGACGCCGGCCCCGCTCAAGGTGGGGAATTGGTTGGTCGCGCCGGCATTGATCGAAAGCGCGCCCAGATTGGCGATCGAAAGCACCGTCAGGCTGGTTCCGCTGACGTAGCCGGTGAAGTTCGTCACGCCGAGTTTGGCGATGAAGCCCGCCCAGACGCGCCCGTTGATGCAGCGCGCCGATCCCGAGATGATCGATGCGCGCGCGCCATATTTGGTGCTGTCGGCGGCAAGGACGGGCGGCCGCGCGGCATCCGAAGGGACGGAGGGGACCGGCCAGCCGTTAAGAGTGGCGATCTGCGCATCGGTGACGCGTGCGAACGGCGCCGGCGGCAACGATAGCGTTGCGGAACTGCCGTAGATGCTGCCCGTCACCACCAGATCGCCATGCACAGTCGCGCTCGCGAAATGCGCCTGGGCTTCATTGTCGATCCGCGCGACGATATCGCCGATCGGGGTGCGCCATTCGACGAGGTTCGCGGATGTCGCGACGATGCTGGCATCGCCGATCGCAATGCTTCCGGCGGCGATCGTGCCCGGCACGCTGAAGCTGCCGGCGTTGAGCGCGCCGCCGACCGATAGCACCCCACCCACGGAAAGCGATCCCGCGACGGCGCCCGCCGCCATCGTGAACGTGCCGGTCATGTCCAATTTGGCGACGATATCGCCAACGGGCGTGCGCAATTCCCACAGATTGCCGGGATTGACCGTGCCGGATATCGCGGCCCCGCCGATCGTCAGCAGATCGGTTGCCGTCAGGCTGGGTGCGGAGAGGCTGGCGGCGCTGATCGCCATCGCGCGCAGATTGGGCACATCAAGCCCGCCCAGCGAATTGCGGAAGGCGAACAATATGTCGCCGTTCAGATTGGCGACCGACCACAGATATTCGGTGGCGCTGCCATCGATCCGGAGCGTCGCGGCCATCGCGTCAAGCGCGGCCTTGCTCGCGTAGTCGCTCTGCCCGGTCGCCACCCCGCCGAGCTTGCGATAGCGCGAGGCATAGACATCGCCCGTGCCGGCGACGAGGAAATAGCCGCCCTCCGCGGCGGCGGCGAGGCCGGTCGCGACATCGGGGAAGGTGCCGAGCGCGGTGATCGCCGCAGCCGCGGCATCGGTGGCCGCGGTCTGCGCGGCCAGCGCCTGATCGCGATAGCCGCCCGCGGTCGCCTTCGCCAGATCGGCCGCCCCGGCGGATGCGGCGGCGGCCTCGGCGCTGTCGGCCGCCGCCGCCATACTGGCCACCGCCAGATCGGCGCTGCCCTGCACCTCGGCACGGATGCCATCGCCCAGCGCCGCGAACATCGCATTGCTCACAGGATCGCCCGCTTCCAGCCCGCCGATCGCGAACTGCTCGGCGGCGGAAAGCCCGCGCGCACCGGTCTCGCGGATCAGCAGGCCGGATGGACTCGGGATCGCGATGATGAAAGGCAGGTCGATCGTCACCGGATCCCCGCCCGACGGAATCGCCGCCGATGCCTCCACATGCAGCCGATCGCTGCCGCGCGTCACCTGTGCGTCGCCGATCGTCTCGACGATCGCATAGACGGCATCGCGCGGACCGAAATCGGCGAACAACGCCGCGGTTTGCGCGCCATTGATCGCCACCATGGCATAGAGCGCATCGCCCGACAGCGCGGCCGGCACACGCAACGCCGCACTGGCTGCACCGACCGCTGCGATCACCAGCGAAAATTGCCGCCCGCTCAACAATTGCGGCGCCCCTGCCGCATCGAGCAGGACTATATGCAGCACGAACGGCTCGCCGGAGCGCAGGGCAAGCGCTCCCGAGATCGGGGTTCCGGCCATGGGATTTCCTTTGGGAAGATAGTGAAAATTCCTCCCCGGAACGGGGAGGGGGACCGCTCGAAGAGCGGTGGAGGGGGCGGCGGCGAAGACGCCGCTGCGCGGCGCCCCTCCACCATGCTACGCCCCGCGGCTGCTGCGCAGCCGGCTTCGCGTATTTGGCATGCCCCCGGCATGCCACGCCGCTACGCCCCCTCCCCGTTCCGGGGAGGAATTTGTTACGGCGCCTGATAGCCTTGCAGGTTGACCAGCACATTCGCGCCCGTCGTCCCGCAATTGACGTTGAGCGCGGTCGCGGCGGTGCCGCGCAGCGGGGTGGGGAAGTCCATCACTGCGGGCGCCGCCATATTGGCGGGCGCATAGAGCGTGTGGATCGCGGTCGCGCCATCCAGGATGATCACCGTCGTCGCCGTCGCGGACATGTTCTGATATTGGAACGCCGTCACATAGTTGCGGATGCTCGCGGCGCCCGCGGCCTTTGCGGCGGCGGCGCTCGTCGTCGTCAGAGCGCCGCTATATTGCCAGTCGGCATCGGGCACCGAATAGGGCTTCTGCACCAGCGCGGCACCCGTCGTCATCGTCAGCTTGGCCATATCATTGGCAACCAGCGTGGTGAGGCCGTTGGCGGTGCGGACGAAGCCGCCGATCATGAAAGGCGTGCTGGAGCTGGAGGTCGCGGCCCCGTCTTCCGCCGCCGCGCCCGAAATCACCGTGGCGTTAAGATTGGTCGCCGATGTCTGCACGATATCGGTGCGGGTCGACGCAAATGGCAATTGCGAGAAGGTCGCGGTGGCGCCGACCGTACCGCCTGCCACCGCCGTGGAAATCCGAAAGCGGATGTACCGCGCCGTGATCGGGAAATCGATCGTGCGGACGGTCGACGCGGCCAGGGTCAGCGACGAGATCGGGTTGGCGGTGACGACGGTCGCGTCATAAGCGAAGAACAGGCCGCCGGCCGACGCGTTGGTCAGGTCATTGGTCTGCTCGAAGCTGATCACACCCGCCGAAATACCGGCACTCGTAAAGATATTGATCGATCCGCTGTGAAAATTGGCGGCGTCATACCAGCCGGATACCGCCCCGGTCAGCAGATCGGTGTTGAGCGCGGAAAGGCCGCTGCTCGGCCCGACCATGGTGTCGGGGGCGATCTGCACCGGCAGCACCGCCCCGCCCGTCGTCACCGGCAATGGCGAGCCGGCGGTCACCGGCGTATAGAGCCCGTCGACCGCACCATAGCCGATCGCCGTGGACGGCGCGAAGCTTTGCGGCAGGCGGACGGTCTGGGCGCCGGCCGATGCCGCGGCAAGCGCAAGGATCAGCGAAACGTATCGCATGCGGGATTCTCCTTTCGTTGGGGTTGTGGCCGGCGCTTGCCGCCTATTTCGCCGCGACGCCGCTCAATTTCTCCACGGTGCGCAGCCCGCCGAGGCCGAGCATGCCGGCGAGCAGGGTCAGCAAGGTCGACATGTCGAGCGATGGCACCGCGACCGGATGGCCGGCCATCGCCGCGCCCCAGCTCAGCAACGGCGCAATCAGGAACTGGAGCCCCAGCCCCGATCCGCACACCCAGCCGACGAACGGCCGCCACCCCGATACGAAGGTCGCGCCGTTGGCCGCCTCGGCCTGGTTGACCGCGATCTGGCCCCTGGCGAGATCGGTTTCGGCAGTGAGCCGGGCGAGTTCGCCGGTCTGCGCAAGTTTCAGCAACTCGATCTGCGCGGCCTGTTTCGCGGCCGGATCGGGCAGCACCCGATCGATGACCTTGCCGCCGATATCGAGCAGTGCCGTGAAGGGATCGAAGCTCATGGTTTTCCTTTCATCAAAAACCGTCATTCCCGCGAAAGCGGGAACCCACGGTTACGAGACACTCGAATCGCTCCGGTTCGCCCGTCCATGGGTCCCCGCTTTCGCGGGGATGACGGAAAAGGAGCGGAGGCTAACTCTCGAAAATCGCCAAAATCCGCCCCCGGATAGCCGCCACATTCTGCAGCCCGATGCGCCCGCCGTTGGTGATGCGCCGCGCCTCGACGAAATCGCCGGCGTCGACGGCATCGTTCACCTTGCCCTGGCGGAAATATTCGAGCGCGATCAGCGGCCCGACCTCGGGCGGCGCGGCATCGGGATCGCCGATCAGATCCACGCCGATCAGCGCGCCATAATAGCGATAATTGGCCTTGCCGGTGAGCTGCAGGTCATAACGGCCGCGATAGGTATATCCGTCGATACTCGGATAGGGATCATTGCCCATGCGGCCGCCATAGGCACGCGCGGCGATCTCGATCGGGTCGCCGACCGCCGCCTTCGCCTGCTCCGGTGTGAAATGCGCCGGCCACAGCGCCCGCAGCGCCAGCGCGCTATAGTGCATATTCTCGACGAACCGCCGGAAGCCCCCGGTCTCGTTGCAGCATTGCGCGATGAACTCGGCGATGCGCGGAGCCGTCGTCAGGCCGTAATCAGCAAAGCGTTCGGCCGCGATCCGGCCGCGCAATGCGATCGCAGCGTCGGCCTTGCGGCCGGCGGCACAGGCATAAAGCGCGGTGAAGGTGCGGGGGCCTGCGACGCCATCCGCCGGCCCGGGATCGAACCCGCATTCGATCAGAACATTTTGGACCTTTTGCCAATCGATCATGGAACCACTTTCCCGCAAGAGGGTTTTAAACTGCGAAGCCGGATGGCAATCCCCCCCCGCCCACCGGCTTCATTCAATCAGTTGAGACCCGCTGGCACTGCCCCCCCCCGCCCCGCCAGCGAGTCTCTTCTGACGTGCACGGTGGGAATATTTTTCTCGCAAAATCAGACCGTTATCCGCTCGATCTCGTCGATCATCCCGGCCATGTCGCCCGGCAGGTCGATCGGGATCGGGAAGGTATCGCGCAGCAGATCGCGGGCATGTTTAAGCGCAGGCGAATAGGGCGCCACCCGCTGCAATTCCGGCAGCACCAGCAGGATCGCGATCCGCATTTTCTCGAATTTCGCCTCGACCGCCGCGCAATGCTCCTCGCAGCGCGCCAGGCTGGAGGAGAGCTTGTTCTCCATTTCGCGTTCGCGCTGATCGAGATCGGCTTCCCAGCGCGCATTGCGCGCCGCGCGCGTCTCCTCGCGCCCGCTCATCCAGCCCGCGAGCCATTTGAGCCCCGCCCCCGCCGTACCCAGCAATGCCAGGACGCCAGCGATCATCCCGCCGAGTTCCCCCGGCGAGGTTCCGTTCGTATCGGTCATGTCGATCCTTTCAGTTCGGCGGCCAGCCCGTCCCGATGTCGATCGCGGCCAGCGCTTCTGCATCCGCCGCGGCCTCAACCGCATCGCGCAAAACCCGCGCCCGCGCATAAGCGGCGCCGACATGGGCCATCACCGACTGACCCATCGTGATCATTCCCGCCGCGTCCAGGCGCGCGACCGCGTTATCCGCCATCGTCCAGTCGATCGAGAAGGGCGCTGCGGTGGCCTGCGCCATCATCGCCGCCAGCGACGCTCCCGATATCTTCGCCAGGCTGCCGTCGTCACTATCGACGGTCCCGAACGGTGTCGGCACGCCACCGCCCGCCACGGCCGCACGGCGGACCTTCACTGCGTTCCACCGTGCCACTTTCTGGATGGCCAGGGGAAAATCATAAGGGATCAGCGCCCGGCCGTCTGCCGAAGCTACGAAATCGCCAGCCTCTGTGGTGGGAATAGCCACTTCGCCGTCACCGCATCGGCGCTGTGCTTCCTCGGCCGATGCGCATTCGGCGAACAGCCGCGGGCGCTCGCCGGCCCTGGTGATGGCATACAGGCTCATTTGTACCTCACGAAGGCGACCAGAGAAGCATTGCCGGCATCGATGCTGATACCACTGGAGCTCGCCGACCATTCGAAGCTCACGGTGCGGGTGCCCGCCGAAACGGCCAACCTGCCGCTCATCACGACACTGTCGGAGGTCGCCGAACCACCAGAGGAAAAGACCTGGGTGCCATCGATGGTGATATGCCCGTCCCACGATGGCGTGCTGCCATGATAGCTCTGTTTGCAGGCAAGCATCAGGATGATGTCGCCATCATGCGCCATCGTCACATCGAAGCTCACGATGGTCTGATAATAGAAGGCGCCTGCACCGTAGATGGTCGAAGCGTTATAGGCCTGATTGGAGTTCGTGACCGAAAAATCCTGCAGCGCCGGCGTCGAAACCTTGTCATTGTTGACGTTGCCCCCGCTATCCAGCCCGGCCGATACACGCCCGTCGGTCAACTCGGTCGGCCGCGACGCGAGATTGCTGGACCAGTCCGCGCCGACCGTGGCATTATCGGCAGGCTTCCCGGAGCCGGAGACCCCAGCCCATGACGCGAGCGTTCCCGCCACTGCTGCGATCTTGTTGAGCAGCGCGGTTCGCGCGGTGTACGCATCTTGAAATTTCGAAATGAACGTCGATCGTGTAATCGGCGTGTCCACCGTGAAGTCGTTCCACGTCGGCGAAAGGCTGAGCAGGTAGCTCGCCAGATTTGAGATTGCGGAGTCATACGTGATCTTCTCGGTCGTGATCGAATAGGCCGTCGCCTGCGCGTCGATGCCGCCTTGTTCGGCATAGAGGACATTCCAATCCGCCGTCACCGCCGGCTTTTCGGAACGATCGAGCACATTGTCCGCAACGATCGTGCCAATCTCGCCGAGCGCGGTCGACGCACTGGCCGCCGCCCCGTTGGCCGTCAGTTGCGCGGCATTGGCGGCGGCCTGCGCGGTCGCCGCATCCGTCACGCCCTGATCGGCCTGCGCCTTCGCGACGGCCGCGATCCTGTTCAGCAGGGTCTGGCGCGCGGAATAGACATCCGAAAATTTCGATCGGAAGGTCGCGCCGACGATCGCCGTATTCCCCGACAGGTTCGACCACGGAACCGGCGTCGTCAGCGCCGCCAGATAGCTGCTCAGCGCAGCGACGGCATTGTCATAGCCGGTCTTCTCGGTCGTGATCCCGAACGATGCCGCCTGCGTGTCGATCCCGGACTGCTCGGCGATGATGACATCGCGATCGTAGATCACGCGCGGCTTCTCATCGGGGGTCAGCAGGCTGTCGCTGGCGATATCTGCCAGATCGGCAAGGGCCGCATTCGCATCGGCCTGCGCCGCCGCGGCATCGACCACGGCATCCGCGGCGGCGGCAACGCCAGCATCCGCAATCACGCGCCAGTCGGTCACATGCGCCGAATCCAGCAGCGCCAGGTTATAGGCCGTCACCGTCGACATGTCCTCGAGCGCCGCGCCGAAGATGTTGAAGCTCGGGAATTTCAGATAGATCGTGCTGCCGACATTGAGCGACGTGTACGGAAATTTGAACACCGCATCGTCGAGCCGGGCGAACGGCGCACCCGCTCCGTGCGTAGCGTGCGCGGTCCCATACAGCCCGCGGCGCAGCGTCGTCAGGTCGTAGTGAAACGCGCTGGTCAGGGTCGCCGTCTGATAGGTCATCAATTCGCCGGCCAGCCAGATCAAGGTCGCGCCCGCGTCCGCGTTCGCCGCCGTGCTGCTATCGAGTGTCTTGCCGCTCGCGGTCAGATCCACCGACAGCATGTTCGTCGTGTCCGGGTCGACATGATCAGCCAGTCCCGCGGTCGAAACGCCGACCCGCGATGGCCCGCTGATCCGCCCAACCTTCTGGAAATGCACATTGTCGGCGCTCGCCCACACCTCGCACCCGCCCCACGCCGCCGAGGGCGACGAGACGGCCACCCACACTTCGGGATCGAGCCCGGTCAGCGCCGCTGGCGCGTTGATCAGGATCGGCGTCGCGATCGAGCCCGGCGCGACCGACGTGTTAACGGTGACGGCCGATCCCGAATGCGCATTGTACAAGGCTGCCGATGCCGTGCCGACATCGATGCCCTCGGCCGAGAAGGCCAGCACGCCCTCCTCATCCTCCTCGATATCGACGATCTGGACGAGCTGGCGATAAAGCTGCAATTCGTCGCTGGTGGTGGTCAGCGTCACATAGTCCATCGGCTCGAGCCGGACGAAATTCCACGGCAGCCGAAACTTGTAGAGATCGCGCCGATAGAGCGTCCGCTGCAGCAGCAGCTGCGCCGAATGCCGCGCGATATCGGCATCGCAGATGCAGTGATATTGCGTCGGATCCTTCTTGCGCTCGCGAAATTCGGTGATGTTGGCATTATCGTCGGCCAGCGCGATGCCGACTCCATATTGGTTCGCGCGATCGAGAAATTCGACCTGAACGACATTATAGGCGTCCGACTGGTCGACGATTTCGAGTTGCACCGGTCCGCCATCGGCCGCGATGAAATCGTCCTCGGTCAGGTCATATTCGGGCGACAGGTTCGGCGTCCAGGTGACGCCATTGCCGGTCGCCGCGGCATCGCCGAAGGTCGCGATCTTGAGCACGCCTTCGGACCAAAAGGCCGCGCTGTTGGTGGCATCGGTCCATTCGGTGATGCAATCGGATGCGGTGCGCTGCTCCTCCAGCGTCGGCGACAGCAGCAGATTGTTGGCGCGGGCATAAAGCGACCAGTCGGAAAGATCGCCCAGAAGCCCGCTTGCCCAGCCGGGTACGCCATGTGCGGCATTGGTCAGGAAATCGCTGACGATATCGGCCGGATCGGCATCCGCCATGCCGGCAAGCTGCACCCCGAAATCCACCTCGAACGAATGGTTCGACAGTGATGCATTGTCCGTCAGCGCATAATCCTGCGCATAGACATAAGCGACCCCGCTATAGCCGAGCGCCTGCGCCGGATAGAGCGACGTCACATACCCCCATGGCGCCTGCGAGGACGAGCCGGTGGCGAGGCTCAGCCCCGCCTGCTGCAACGCGGTTTCGGTGGTCGTGCCATAAGTGAAACCGTCCCATGTCAGCGGCACGACATGATCGGCATAGACATCCTTGTCGCGATAGACTGTGCGAACACCCTGCACCGGCCCCTCGCACAGCCCCATGATGATGCTGGCGCTATAGCTGAAGGTCGTACTCTTCGATCCCCCGCCCATCCCCTTGCCGCCGCTCTGCTTGGTCGTATGCGGCATGGCTTTGAAGCCATTATACCAGATGATATTCGCCTTGATCCGCCCGCGCCCCCAGCCCAGCGTAATCGGCAGGCCCAGCGACGAGGACTGGACCGCAAGCTGGTTGATCTTCGGCGCGGTGGTGGAGGTCGATTTACCGCCCATAATCACCTCCGAACAATGTGAAAAACCGCGCCGGCCGCTGCAATTCGCCGTCCCGATCCATATCCCCGCGCACCACCGCACCACCGGCAATCACCGCATGGATCACCACCGACGGATCGATCACGATGCCCCCGTGCGAATAGGTCCGCCCGAATTTCCAGATCGCGAAATCGCCCGATCCCAGCTCCTCCCGTCCGATCTCGCGCGCATAAGGCGTCACCCATTCCAGGAAGTGCTCCTCGTCGCGGTGCATCATCCATTGCGGCGAATAATCGGGCCGCAGATCGGGGATCAGCCCGACCGCATGATAGACCGCTGCGGGAAACTGCGCGCAATCGCATCCCACGCCCTTGATCCGCGCGTGCGGATGATAGGGCGTCCCCTCCCACGACAAGGCCTCGCGCACGACATCCGCGCGCGTCGCCCTAAAATCCTTCCCCGCCAGGGGGAGGTGGCAGCGCGCAGCGCTGACGGAGGGGGAGGACAGCTTGCGTCTGGAAGAATGAGGTGGGTCCCGCAGCACCCGTTGGCCGCCACCCGCCCCCTCCGTCGCCTTCGGCGACACCTCCCCCTGGCGGGGGAGGATCAAAGGGCGGCATTGGTCAATCCCCGTCACAGGCTGGTCTCCGGTGGTGGCACGAACGGCGTGCCCTTGAACCGGCCGAGATTGTTGAAGCGGGTGGCGCATCGCCCCATCGTGCGATCGCAACCCGGATAGACGGTGAAGCCGTCGCCCACCACGGGCACCGCCGGCAAAGGCTGGATCAGGGTGAAGGCGCTCGCCGTGTTGGATTTGATCGCCCGCGCCACGCCGTTGTTCGCGCCGGAGGTGAACACCACCCGCCCCTGCGCATAATCGCCGGCGGCAACGCTCAGCCCACTGCCGAATGCCAGCGCCGTCGACGCACCACTCACCGCGCCCGACACAGCGAAGGCCGCCGCCGAAAGCCCGCAGCCGGCGTCATAGACGGCATGCAGGCACCCCGCCTGATACAGGTTCGGCGGCATGTTGACGTTGAGCAATATCGCCCAGGACGAGACGGTCAGCTTCGCGGTCGATCCCGAAATCTCGCCGATCGCCGTTACCTTGCCGGCAAAGCGCAGGATCGTGCCGGACAGCGGCGATGCCCAGTCGGTGCCGAAGCCGCGATCGAGCCGCACCACTGCGCCATCCAGCCCGTGCCGCGTGATGAACGGGATCAAGGGAACGCCGTTGATCAGGTCACCGGCATTGGCGCTGATCCGCACTTCCAGCGTCGCCACTTCGAGCCCGCGCTTCTCGCTCACGGATCCGCGCTCGATCGCCGGCCCCAGCGCATAGACATTGCCGTTGGCGCTCAGCGCGACATCGGCGCCCGACCAGCGCACCACCGATCCGCCGCTCAAGGTCAGCGTCCACAGATCGGCCATAACGAAGTCCTCGCCCGAATCGAGCAAAGCGGCCAACGGCCCGGGCGCGGCCTTCATCGTTTCACCGTCATGAATGTCAGGCCGGACAATGACCATAGCCGCGCCATCATCTGCGCCGGCGAGAGATCGTCCTGATCGAAGCGGCAGTGGAACAGGAACTGCCCGGTCCAACTCAGCACCGCCGATGCCGCCGGCGCTGATGTGAAGGTCAGCACGCCATTGTCGTCGATCGACCACGCCGTGGTCAGCGTGCCATTCACATAAATCGAAGGCGTCCCATAAACACCGCGCACCGGCTCGGTGAACGACAGCGAAGCCCCCGTCACCGTACGCAGCAGCTGGAAGCTGCGCGTCGCGCCGTCGCCCGTCCCGAACGCCTGCGCCGTCACCAGATTGTCGGTGGGATCGAGGAAGCCCCACTCCGCATAGCGCCCGGCATGCGCGTTGAAGAAGGTCGTCAGATCGGTCAGATCGCGCCCGCCGGAGACATCGCGCAGCACCTCATAACCGATTTTGAACCGCCAGCGCGGATAGGACCAGAGCCTGCGCCGCCGCTCGCGCCCCGACGCGGCCTCGGCGATCGCGGTCAACCAGACCGGCGCCTTTTCGGCGAAAAAGCCCTGGCCGATGAGGGTGGGAAACAGGTCGAGCGCCATAGGGGCCTCCAGAAACGACCAAAGCGGATCAAATTTGCCGGAAAAATCACGGCGCCCACACTGAACAAAACAAGAACATATCCATAGCTTCCCTCGTTGAATCGGGGAGCATCACCATGGAAGTGACAGATATTCAGATTCACGTGGGCGACGTGGGTTTTGCCTATAAGCCCCTCAAGGCACTCGAGGCGAAAGTCGAAGCTGCCACTGTCTTTCAGAAGGCACCGACGATCGATGAAGCCAATTCCAAACTCCGAGAAATGGCGTCGAAGATCGGAGCCAACGCGGTTATCAATGTCGCTTATGATACTGGCGTATCGATGACATCCTGGCGATCCATGAAGGCGACAGGGATAGCCGTTCTTCGTGAATCCGACGAGATAGTGTGTCCATCATGCGGCGAATCGATCAAGCGGGTCGCCAGGAAATGCCGCTTTTGCGGCAATACGGATTTGCCCGCCACTGCCGGCGCTGCATCTGAAAAGCCCGCCGCTGCGCCTTCATCTGCAATAGCGCCGCCCGATCTCGAGGTGATCAAAGCCACCAACAATCCGCAAACCTGGCTTTTCGTGGTATTCGGAATCTTCGCCCTGTCGGTGCTGATCAGCCTCCTGGCGAGCTGACGGGCTCGGCCGGAGATGACCAGGAAAGGACACGGCATGTTGCGAACGGCAAGTGCATCGCTGGTTCTGCTCCTGTTGACTCTTGCGGCCCCCGCCGCCGCACGGCCCGATCTGGCCGTCCGGATCGAAGGCGACCGATTCAGCCCACTCGTCACCTTTCACGGGCCCGAGTTCGGCCATGATTCCTTCCTGGGCACGAACCGCACCTGGCATATCCGCAGCTGGGTCGATCGCCGCACCACTTTGGCCGAGCATCAGCTCTATGTCGCAATCGATTATGTCGATGGCGCGCGCGGCTATTGGCGCGCCGCCAATGACGATGCGCAGGACATGGCCGTCACACGATTGGTCTTCGACAAGGGCACCCGCGGCTGCAAGGGACTGTGCGACTATAGCGAGGCGATCGGGATCGACCTGCCGGAGGCGCTGCTGGAGGCCAAGGCCACAACCGGATTCCAGATAAAACTCTACGCGCGCAGCGGCGACACGTTGATCCTCGACATCCCGCGCGATGAGATCGCCGCCCAGCTCCAGGCGATCGCCGACTATCGCAACGGGCCAACCGTCATTGCACCCGCCATCGTGTCACCCGTAGCGCCCGACTTCGGGATCGAATTCAAGACAACAAAGCCGATGTGGGGCCTGCCCGGTGGCGCGCTGGTCGGATGGATCAAAAACGGATCGGTCGCGGCCCGATCGGGGCTCCACTGGGCCGATACAATCATCGAATGGGATGGGCATATCGTCTCTTCAGCGGCAGATCTTCAAGCACAACTTATGACGGAGAAGCCCGGAACGAAAAGCCCCTACAAGGCGCTCAGAGGCCGTAAAATACATGAACTGGTAGCGGAATTCTGACGCAAATATTCAACCTCACTCGGCAAAGGGAGATCATCGGTGCGACTTTTACTGGCTATTTTCGTTCCCTGGCTGCAGTTTTTTACCATCGGTCGCCCGATCGCGGGGCTGGCCTGCCTGCTTCTTCAGCTAACGATCATAGCATGGCCTATTGCCGCAATCTGGTCAGTTTACGCGCTCAGCCAGTATAAGACGGACAGGAAGATCGAGCAGATGATGGGCCAGCGACGCTGAACGGCCCGTCGGCGGAATGGGAACGCTTCACCCTCCGGCCTCGCTCGCAAAACGAGGCGAGGTCGATGAAACAGCGGTGGCATTCGCTCGATCTCCCGTTCGCGTGAGATCGTACGCGCTTGCTGTCTTTAGAACATCTGAACCACTTTGGCATCGATCGCACTATTCGATACAGAAACCACAGCCTAGAAATGGGCAATATTAGGCCAATGGCAATAGAAGCAGTAATACCGATATTGAAGAGGGACATGACGACTCCCTCTTGATCAAAGGGCTATGGGGCGATCCCGTTCGATGTCGTTAGGATCGGATTGATGGTCATCTGACGGCGTAGCCGTTTCGATATGCCCGCTCGGCAGCCCGCGCGACCGAGCCGTGGTGCCGCATGAGCACACGATGCACATCCTGCCCGTCCATCGCGCTGATATTGTAATAATGGTTGTGCGTCGTGCCAGTATCATTTGCCGCGAAGCCGACACCACTCGTGCCATCCTTGGCAAGCATCGATCGCATCGGTGTCGCCAGGCTGGCCGGTAGCACCATTTCGTCCTTGTGCAGTTCGAACATCGCCCCATCGTAAGGAACCTGCCCCATCCCGCCCTCTGCGGAGAAGATGCTTTTGCCAAACGCCATCACGCCCGCAAGCGCGGCAGCCGCAACGACGGGCGCGATAAAAGGGCCATATGGCTGAATACCCGCGATAACCTTATAGGCGCGTGACGCGGCCACTGCGGCAGAATGGGCGATTTCGGTAAGCGATGTCGTAGCCGAGATGCCGATCGACGTCGCTGCACCGGAAGCCTCGATCGCATTGCGCGAGGCCGTACCGCTGAGCACTGCGGCGGTCTGCGTCAGTTCGTTGGAGATGAAGGCCGATGCCTTCTTCTCGATCCACTTGGTCGCTTCACCCAATATGGCATTACCGATGCTCAGCATCATGCCGCGGAAATTCTGCGTGCCCTTGATCATGCCCGCCAGCGAGGTCGCCCACGCACCGGCGATGGAATCGGCAACGCCCTTCCACTTGGCCTTTTGCTCATCGAGCGTCGTGTCACCGATCTTACCGATTTGCTTGTACATCGCTTGCGTGCTGGCAATGAAATCGGCACGCATCGCTGGTGTGATAGGCAGCGGCGTATCCGCAATGCCCTGGAAGGCAGCCGCTTCTTCTACTTTGGGCTCCGGTCCTGGCACGAATTTGGCTGGGACGGGGCTGCCAGTCCGCTTGGACGGATGCCGACCTCCTGACGGCGGCGCAACTGCGAGTGGCAGCGAAGCGGTTACCTCCCTATTGGCTGCCACTAGCTTCTTATCAGCTTCCGTCGCCGTTCCAGCCGCAACTGCGTATCGCGCGGCCTCAAGAGCATTCCTCTCAAATGCTTGGGCCGATTCTTGCACACCGGCCGCTAGAGTCAGCGTACGCTCCGCTATGCTCTTCAATTGGGCATTAGCTGGATCGGCCGCGGACAGCTGATTGATCGCTTTATAGAGGCCTGTTACGTTTATTTTTCCCGAGGCATATTTCGCCAGAAGGTTCTGTATGTTGTATTTTTCCTCTACGGGAAACTTGGGATTCCTGGTGCGATCGACAAGGCTGGCGTGTGAAAGCCATTGCACCATATCCTGACGCTTCTGATCATAGTCCTGATGAAGACTCGTTCCCTTTTCCCCAATGTCCCGCTTCGTTGCGAGCAACGCAAGTAATCCGACCTGCTCGCGCATTTTTCCGGTGGTGCGATCCAAATACGGGGCCAGCGCTTCCTGGCGCTTCGCCAGTGCCTCACTTCCGTCTCCGGCCGCGAACAGTTTTTCGGCCAGTGCTGCTGCCAGTGAAATCCCTGCGCCGATGGCAGCACCCCATGGGCCACCCATCATCTCCAGGAAGACGGACGTGCCGCCAGAAATCTTCGAAATTGCCGAGAATAGGTCCTTCAAATGATCTCCAAAAACCTCAGCGGGCTTGCTCCCTTCAACAATTTTCTTTGTCATATCGCTAACCTGCATCACCAGATCAGCTACGCTATTTTTGCCATCGTTAAGGCCCGCTACCAGACCGCTGACGTTGGCGCTGACATCAACACCGACTTGCTGATTCCCCATCACCCTCTCCATCGCTCGATCATCGCCAACATCATGGGAACGATGCGCCGAAGATCCCCTTCCCGGCTCCGTCAATGCCGGCTTTAGGAACCATCAACCTGGTATAGAACTGATATTACTACGTTCAGTCGCACGAGCGTTCGGCGCACGGGATCAAGCCCGTCCGGCTGTGAGGCTGCGCCTATGCTATGCTAGGCTATGCAGCGAACCAATCGCGTCAGGCCCAGATCAATGCTGGACGGGAATTTGGTTATCCGGATGATCCCGGTGCCATTTCTCCATATATCGCCTCGTATCGCGAAGTTTTGCGGCCGCTGAAAGCACGGTAGCATCAACGGGCAAACCTGCCCTCATGTCTCGACAAATGCCGAGATCCATTGGTCCATCCTCTGCGCAAGGACAATAATCCATCCAACATTGGTCGGCACCCTGGCTGGCTGGCTGGGGCAACCCCGGAGCCGCATCTCGAAGGATATCGTCGTCAGTAGCTGGGCCGGCATCTCTGATGATCGCCTCTGCTGCGGTGAGCGGAGCAGTTGCTCGACGCGGCGCCTTACGCGCGAACGCGCTGCCCGTCTGAACGGCAAGTAACAACACCGCGATAACAACGATCCTCCTCATACGCGCCCCATCCGAAAAGAAATGAGTTAATAGAAAGCACGATATCTGGCCATTTGCCAAGTCTTATTCAGCACATGACCATCGCTTTACGACGATCGACGACGCCAACCGCGTATCCTGCCCTGCCCCCACGCTCGCCACTGCATATAGTTCGGGAATAGACGGACCAAAGACCATATTATCCCCGCCTCCCGCACCCAATGGCGTGTACTCCTCGGCCATCAGATCCACACCGAGCGCCGCTGCGATCGCCACCGCAGCCACGTTGAGCGGCGGCCCGTTCGTCCGCCAATGCTCGCGCATCGCGGCGACATCGTGGAGATCCCACGCGTCCTCGATCGCACGCTTCGATCCGCCTTCGATGCCGGCGGCGATCAGTTCGCAGACGACGGTGCGGAGGCTGGCGGCAAGGCTCCCGTCGGCTCCGCCGGCACGGGAGCCTCCGCTTCCCCCGCGATCATGCCCGATTCCACCAGCACGGCCATGAAGCCATCCCGCAGCGCGGGGATATCCGCCAGCCCCACCATCTCCTCGAGCGCCTCCAGGTTCAACGACGGATCGATCCGCGCCAGCCCGACCGCGAGCACGCCCAGGAAATCGGAGGCCGAGGCCGCCATGCCCTCGACACTGGTCAGCGCGCCCTGCGTAGCGTTGATCCGGTCGATGAACGGCGCCGCCGTCTTGAGCTGCGCGAGCTTGTAGGGCGCGAGATCGAAGCCGCGCCCGGCTATGATGACCCGCGCCATTATTCGCCCATCCCCCACTGGAGGACGCGGCCCGCACCGTCGGCGATCGCATCGAAATCGAATTCGGGGATCAGGAAATCCTCCTGCTTGGTCGAAACCTGCAGCTTGTTGGTGAAGCAGTTGAACAGGCTCAGCGTCAGCCCCTTGCCGCCGAAGCTGCTGAACAAATCGCAGCGGAACGAAGGTGCATCGCCCATCGTCAGGTTGGTCACGGTCGAGGTCTTCGCGGTCGTCGATGTCGCCGTATATTGGTAGGAGATATAGACCGTTTTGCCGGTATCCGCGGCAGCGAAGGTATAGACGCCGGCGCTTACCGAATATTGGCCGGTTGTCGGCGCGGATGCCACGCGTGTCATCGGCACACCATTGCTGTCGCGCGCGCCCAGATCGACGCTCCATGTGCCCGCATTGGGCACGGTCGGTGTAATCGTGAACGGCGTAGTCGGGATCGCGGCACCGGTGATGTCGTGCACATCGGCGAGCAGGCTGGTCGTCACCGTCTGGCCGAAGAACAGCGAGTTGAGCGTCGCACCGTTGATCTGCGCGAACTTCGCCTTGCCGCCGATCTTGCCCTTGCCGCGCCCCATCGCCACCGCGAACTGGCGGGTGCCATGGAGCGGCTTGTTGTCGAACGAGATATCGACCGACACGTCCTGCAATACGCCGAGCAATACCGGCGTCGGATTGCTGATCGCCGTGCCCGACGCGTCGGTCAGCGGGGTGCCCCACATGGCCCCCGTTCCAAATGTGTACATCATCTGTCTCCCAGAAGAATGGCCGAAACGGCCGGTAATCGTCAGAAAATAGCGGCGCGACGTCGCGCGCCTCAGCCGTCATTCCCGCGAAGACGGGACCCCATATGCTCTGAAGCTCCCGACTCTCGCGGTTCGGAGGTTATAGGTTCCCGCCTTCGCGGGAATGACGGCTTGGGGTGACATATCGCCCTAAAATGCGAGCATCCGCACCGGGATGATCGCGACTTCGATATCGCCGAGCGCCCCTTCGCTCGTCTCGATCGCGCCCTCGATCCGCGCATATTCGACGAGCCCGTTCAGGGTCTGCGGATGGCCCGCCGGATCAGGATCGAGGATCGACGTGATCGTGTCCAAGATCGGGTTGATCACGGTGCCCGGCGCCTGATCGATAGTGTGCACGTATAGGTAGATCATCGCCTCGATCTGCCACTTGGTCGGCAGCCCGCGCGCGGCCGGCGCCTCGACGATCTGGCGGCCCTGCGCCAGGATCATCGCCGGCATTTCGGACGATGGTATATCGGTCCAGTGCTTGAGGCGGCGCGATGTTGTCACCAGTGCCGGCATCGGCGCGATCATCGCGAACAGAGTGGAAAAGATCGCCTCGCGGTTCATGCCAGCGCCCTCCCCACCGCATCCTCGATAGCACCCCGGATCACGCCGCCGGCCTCAAGATCGGCGAGCGCCGATCGCATGAACGACCGCGCGGGCAGATGCGCCGGGCGCGCAAACGATCGGACATTGACGGCCTTTTCGGCGATCGGCCGGCCGAACGCCTCGCGAATCCGCCGGACATGCGCACGGACCGTCTCGACACCGTCGAAGCCATATTCCTGCGCGGCCGCATAAGGCAGGTCGCTCGTCACGCTGACCGACTGGTTTCCCGTCGCGACCATGATCGATCCGCGCAAGCGGCCACTGTGAGCGTTCAGCACCTGGCCCGACAAACGATTGTCGACGATCTCGCGCCGCAACCGTTCGGCCGCCTCGGCCAGGCCGGCTTGCACCTCGGTCTGCAATCGCCCCGCGATCGCATCGAGCCGATCGGTCAGCGCATCGGCGCCGACCATCGAAAGTTCGATCATAACGGCGCCACCTGCTGCCAGGGCGCGAGCATCGCCCGCGCGCTTTCAGGCAGAGCGGCGGTGACGAAGGTCACCGTCTCGCCCGCCAGTGATTTGGAGCGGTGGCCGATCCGGTCGCGCTCGCGGTAACGCAGCGCAACCAGTTCGTTCACCGCCTGCTCGATATCAGCCGGCACCGCATCATAGCCCGCAGTGTAGCGGATATGGATATTGCCCGCGCCGGCCGTGAAAATGTAGCCATCAAGGATGATCTGCGTGGTCGTGAAGCGAAAGCCGGCCTGCCCGATCAAAGGCTGCGGCGGAACCGCGCAGCCGTCGATTTCGAGCAGGTCGATCGCCCGCACCGGATATTCGGGCAAAGTGAGCGTCCGCCCGCCATGCCCGTCGCGCCATGTCTCGACCGGGCCGCTGACGACCTGCCGGTTGAGGAACGCGAGCACCGCCGCCGAATAAGCACCGATCAGCTGGCCGATCAGCGCATCGTCGACGGTACTCGCCCCGCCCATATAAGCGCGGACGCTGTCGAGCGTCGTGAGGTCGGGCATCGTTCAGGCTTTCTTCTTGAGATCGGGCTCGGGGCTGGCGACCGCCACGAAGCCGCTTGCGGAAAGGCCGGCGCGGTCGCTCTCGTTCAGAGTTTCGGGGAGTTCGACCATTCCATTGCGCACGGCGTGGTGGCCGGAGGACAAGGCGATCGAATGCACATGCGCAGGCGCGCGATACTGGGCCATATCGGGCCTCCTTGGGTGAAGAGATTTCGCTGGAAGGCGGGGCCGGCTTGCCCCCTCTCCCCAGCGGGGAGAGGGTTGGGGTGAGGGGGAGCGAGGCCGAAGGCAGAGCGTGGTCGGCCAGTTGTGGCCACTTCAGACCGCGAAAACCCTCACCCGCAAAAGCATGCTTTTGCGCCTCTCCCGAAGGGAGAGGGCTTTTGCCCCTCAGGCGTTCGCGATCCCGCTGATCACGCCCATGCTGAACGGCGCATAATGCTGCAGCACGCCGTCGGCATAGACACCATATTCGTAGCGCCGGGTCTTCAACGGCCATTCGAGCTGATAATAATCCTGCCGCATCAGCATCCGCGCGACCTGGCCGACACCCGAGGCATCATAAGGCAGCATATCGGTCCAGAAGAAGATCGTACCCGCGGGCATATTGGGATGGACGACCACCGCGACCTCATCGCCGGTCACCTTGTTGAGATAGCTGCCCAGCTTCACGCTTGCCTGGATCACGCCGGGATTTGCCGCATCGGTATTGAGCCGCAGCAAGGGTGCCCCGCTATTCGCCACGATCTTCTTCGTGATATTGGTCAGCTCCTGCGCCGACACGAACATCACCGTCGGCGACAAGCGGTATTTGTTGTAGAAACTCGCGAATGCCACCTCGAATTCGGCGATCCCGCCCGCGCCGTCGGCGGTAAGGCCGGTACCAACCCCCGCCGTCCCCGCCGGCATCTGATAATAATAAGCGTTGAGCGCTGGGTTGAACGCCATCGTCAGCAGGCCGTCGAAGTCAAGCGACGACGTGCTGTTGTCCGACACCGCGAGCGACGCCGCGCTCTGCGCGCCACCGGCCGGCGCCGTGGTGATCAGCACGCTCGAAATCGATGTCACGGCTGCCAGCTTCTCCGAACCCGCCGTGCCGACATACCAGGCGTACCCAACCGCGCCGCGCACCGGTGTCACGCTCGCGGTCAGCGAGCCGCTGCTGCCGGTGGTAGCGCCGGTGGCGTTTGCCGATTTCTGCGCGGAACCGCCGCCGAACGTCTCGGTCGTGCCGTCGGCATTGGCGCGGGTGACGACGCCTGGCACGATCGCGGTGGTCGGATCGAGCCCCTGCCCGATCCCGCCATTGTTGATGCCGACGACATCGGCATAGGCCTGCAAGCCCAGCGCCACGCAAATCACCGACCAGGTCGCCGCACTCAGCGATCCGCCGCTGTTCGACGGCGTCACCGTCGGCGTCGGCGTGGTGCCGAGCGGGAAGGAGGTATTGCCGCCCAGGATCAGTTTTTCTTCCTGGATCATCGTTGCCTGCAGGGTCGCCTGCACCGCCAGCGCCTTCACATCCTCATAGCCCTTTGCGGCGTAACCGGCCTCGAACGTGACATTATTCTCGAGCCCGAACGCCCGGAAGGCCGCGAAATATTCGGACTGGCTGTGCGCGATCACGCCGCCGCGCCGTCCTTCGGAGACGCCGGCGCGGACATTGCCGACGTTGATATTGGTGATCGCCTTCCAGTTCGCCTGGATCGCAAAACCGCCGCTCACCCGCGCAATGCGGTTGCGTAACGGCGTCAGCACCGGGAACAATTTCTTCGACGGCCCTTCGAGATTATAGGCCTGCAACCCCGTGGTCGCGGTCGACGGCTGGACGAAGGATTTGATCAGATCGTCGGGGCTCGTCTGCGCGCCCTTGATCAGCGCGATGGTGTCGTCGGTGGTGGACATAATGCAGTCTCCTGTGGCCATGAAAAAAGCCGCCGGTGGAGACCGCGCGGCTTGGGGGAACTCTCTAAATTCCTCACCGAGCTTGCTCGGGAGGGGGACCATGCGCAGCATGGTGGAGGGGTCAGCGCGACGATTGAACAGGCGAAGACGATGGGGATGCGAGTTCGGAATTGCCCCACCACCGCCTGCGGCGGTCCCCCTCCCCGAGCGAGCTCGGGGAGGAATTAAGTACTGCGCTCAGCCGCGCCTTACCGGCCCGGCAGCATGCACCTTTTTCATCTCGGTCGCGGGCTCGTTGATCGATCCGTCGGCGTTGCGTACGGGTTCGAACCCGTCGTCCACTACACCGCCATCGCCCGTCTTACCGACAACCCGCAGTACCGCCTTCGCCGGCAGCGGTTCGGCCCTGAGCGCGGCGATCTCGGCCTTGAGCAATTCATTCTGCCCCGCCAGCGGTGCCAGCGCGCGGGCGATCATCGTCTCCACCTTCGCCAGATCGACGCCGGCTCTCGCCGCAATCGTCTCGCCTTCGGACGGCACGGGCGCTTCGGGCGCGGACACCAGCATCGCACTCAACAACGTCGCCAGACCGCCGACAGCCGTCTTCAATTCTACGGGAACCGCCGCCGCCTCGCCTTCGCGCGCCTCCCAGGCGGCATCCTGCTGCAAGCAACTCAGCTCGGCCAGTATCCGCGCCAGCCGCTCGACCTGCCACATCGGCGCGGCCGGCAGCTCGGGCGACGCATTCATGGGCACCATCGCCGGATCCTCGCCGTCGACCTTCCAGAAGGTCAGCACCGCGTCGGGATTGTTCGGCCGGTCGACCAAGCTGATCTCGACCAGTTTCACGCCGGTGATCATCTTCTGCATCTCGGTATCGCGGGCGGTCACCTTCCCGCCGACCGAAAACCCCTTGTAGACCCCGGCCTGTACCTTCTTCACGGCTACGGGATCGACGACATGCGCCTCAATCAGCGTCTCGCTCCCTTGTACATCAAGGCTCGTCACTGTGCCGGCTGCGCTCAACTGGTGCATCTCGCGCAGCGCCCCCGTTCCGTGGCGCATGAAATCGGGCAAGGCGGCCGCGATCGCCGACGCCTTGATGATCTCGCCATCGGCGTCGACGGCCTCGGTCGAGGCAATGCCGGCGACGACGATCGTCCCGTCATCCTGTGCCACAACCTTGCGGAAAGGGGCAAAGATCTTCATGGAATTCTCCTTGAAACATTAAAAAGGGGCCGCGCGGCCTTCGCTGTTCCGAAAGGCGACGCATGACCGAGAAAGCCCAAGGCCGTGCGCTACCGCTGATGATGGCGGGGCTGGCGGCGGTTCTGGTATTCGTCGGACTATTCTGGCTGGCAGACGGCTATGGCTATGGGTCCGGCATCGTGATCGGCATCATCGCCTTCCTGAGCTCGATGACCGCGCGCAACGTCTATGGCTGGATGAGGGACGACGAGCCGGAGTGATCCGACTTTCCGGGCGCGAACACCTCAATCGTCATGCCCGCGAAAGCGGGAACTCACGGTCACGGGATGCTTGAACCAATAGCCACCGCCGTCCATGGGTCCCCGCTTTCGCGAGGAAGGCGGTTGGAGAGGGGTGCAAATTGCAGCTCGGACTACCCCGCCACCCCATACATCCCCATCACATCCCGTTTCAGCGCAGCCGAACTGTCCGGCCGTGCATAGAACATATGCCCGCCCGGATAGACGCGCAGTTTGATCCGCTCGTCCGCACCGAACTTCGGCATCTGATCGACGATCAGCCGCGATCCGAAATAGGGGCAGGACAGATCATCCCAGCCATGGACGATGATCGCCCCCATCTTCGGATCGACCGCGATCGCCTTGCGCAGATCGGTGACCGGGCTGTCGCTATTGTCGCGGTCCCAGACCCGGTTCACGTCATAGGACAAGGTGTTGTACCGCGCCTCGCTCTTCCAACCGACCTGGTTGGTCACAAAATCGACCATCGCACTCGTCGTCGGCGCGATCAGCCCGTCGAGCAGGGGGTCGTTATACCGCGCCTCGGCCGATGACGGAAACGGATCATAAGCCGTGACATTGCTGTCATAGACGCTCCCCACCTGCCCGGTCGCGCGGCGGATCTCGCGCAGATAGGTCCCGATATCGAGCCGCCCGTCGAGCCTGCGCACCAGCGCCGGATCGATGCCGCTATAGGTCGCCACCTTCGCCGACAGCCGATCGGTCGCGGCCTTGTCGGCCGGCCCTTTCAGATAATCGGTGACGAAATCGGTGCGCACATATTGCTCAACCTCGGCCATATTCGCCGCGTTCAGCTTGCCCTGCCGCTCGAAATTGCCGGCCGCCATCGCCGGCAGGTTGATCATCCACGGCAGCGGCGACAGGCTCGTTTCATTGCCGATCGCCGCGGGATCGAGATAGGGCGACACCATCACCAGCCCGCTCATCCCGACGCCGAGCTGGCTCTGCAGATAATAGGCCATGCGCGGCACGCGAAAGCCGCCATAGCTTTCGCCCATCAGATATTTGCGGCTCGTCAGCCGGCCATATTTGACCAGCCAGTCATAGACGACCCGGCTCAGATATTCGATATCGGGCTTGGCGCCATAGAACGCCTTCTTGGTCTCTGCCTCGTCGACCAGGCTGCGCGAGAAGCCGGTGCCGATCGGATCGATAAACACCAGGTCGGTGAAATCGAGCCAGCTCTGCGGATTGTCGCGCACCACCGCGCTGTCCGACGGGCTATCGCCCTGCTGCCCGAACCCGACCCTCTTCGGCCCGACCGCGCCCATGTTGAGGAATACCGACGACGCACCCGGTCCGCCATTGAACGCGAACGTCACCGGCCGCGCGGCCCCCGTGCCGACGACATAAGCGGTATAGACGACCTGCCCGATCTCCTTGCCCTTGGCATCGCGCACGCTGATATGGCCGACCGTCGCCTTATATTTGACCGGCCGCCCACCGATCATCGCGATCTGGTCGATCGACTTGTCGGCCGACATCGGCGGTAGTTCGATGGCGGATTTCTTCGCGTCGGCGCCGTCTTTGGCAGCGGGCGCGGGATCGTCGGCGTAGCTGGGGGCGGTGGAGAACAGGAGCGAACAGGCGAGCGTGATCGATGCGAGAGCGTGGCGCATGGGGTGTCCCTGACGATATGGTCCTGGGGCAGGCTAGGATTGCGGCTGCGCAGTGTCGAGGGTGGATTTTGGCGCGCCATCTGCTGCCCCCACCGCATCCCGCCCCATCGCCACCCGTGCCTCATCGACACTCAATATCCCCACCCGCACATAGATCTCCGCAATCTGCGCCCGCACCAGCGGATCGATCGAACGCTCGTCGTCCCACGTGAAATGATGATCGCCGAGCCCCATCGCCCGAAGGCACTGGTCGACCACCGATTTGATCCACAACTGGATCGGCGCCACGCCCTCCTCTAGCGATTGCTGGCGCGCGGTTTCGGCGGTGGCGCGATTGGCCTGCTTAACGAACGGGGTCGGCTCGATCGAGAAAGCGAAGCAGACGATCCGCGCCAGCCATTCGTCGAAGTCGTCCTTCAGCAACTGCTCGCGCGTATCGTACGGCTTCACCCCGCCGGGAATGAAGCGCGCGCTATAGTCACGGCCCTTGAGGGTCAGTTCGTCCCACCAGCTCTGCATCTGACGGATCTGGTCCGGCCCCCACGCCTCGGGCACGTTGAAGATCAAGGACGGGACATTGCCGTTGGTGAAGAACGACAACTGGTTCACCTGCCGCCGCAGCGCGATGTTCACCGTCGTGATGATCTGCTCGACGGCGCTATAGCCATAGGCCTTCCACACCCGCCCGTTGCGCGGGCGGTAGATCAGTTCGGCGGCCGCATAGTTGATCGCCGGTAGCCCGTGCAAAATCTGCTGATAGGCCGGATCGGGCGCGGTCGGCGTGCGGCCGGTGCCGTCGAGCAGCCGGTTGATCGTCGTCCCGTCGATCAGGTCGAGCGACCAGACATTCCCGCCGCGCGTCCGCCGCGGATAGATGCAGGCGGCGTCGGTGACGTACATTTCCTCGACCAGCATCCGCACCCAGGTCGCGAAATCATGCTCGCGATCCGGGCAGGCTAAGAAATCGGTTGCTGCCTTCGCGGCATCGCCGGGCTTCACCGCCGGATCGATCGGCACGATCCGCCATTTGAGCTTCGCGATCTGATCCTTGCGGGTCTCCAGCACGATCCGCAGCAGATCATAGCCATCGGCGAGCGCCCGCATCTGATCGAAGGTGACCGGCGCCCCACCGCGCTTGGCCGTCTGCTGGTTCCATCCGAACGGATAGTCGAAGCGGCGCCCCTGGGTTGCGTCGGCGGGCGCGTCGGCGACCGGCGCTATCGGTTGCGACGGGCCGAACCACGCCGCATCACCGCCGCGCACAACCTCGATTGCGCGCGAGATGCGGGCGATGAGGCCGGGGGCGATTACGGTACGCGTCGCGGTGGACTGGTGATCGGGCATTCAAAAACTCCCCGTCTGCCAATCGTCATTCCCGCGAAGGCGGGAACCCATATGCTCTGGAGTTCGAACCTCTTGCGGTTCGGAGATTATAGGTTCCCGCCTTCGGGGGAATGACGATTAGGATGTGAGATCGCATCACACTGAAACAACGCCGTAATCGCTAATGTTACGGCCTATGGGATTTCGCTTTCATGACGATGGCAGCACGCAGGCTCACTCCCCCCGCACAGCCTCCGCCTCGCCCCTTATAAAATCGAGAAACCCTGTCGCCCCGCCGCCGCGCGACAGATAGCCGAGCGCCTGCGTCGTCGAATCGACATCGTCGTCATGCGCGCCGTTCGGGAACATCCCCATCGCCATCACATAATCGGCGATCCAGTCCGCGCCTTCGGGCAGCAACACGCGGCCGCTCTCGATCAGCGGCGTCACGGCAAAGGCCCGTGCGATCTTATCCGTGTCCACCCTGATCGGCACGATCGCGAGACCCGCACTGTCGCGCCGCAACTCCTGGATCAGCGACTGCCCCGAAGCCTTGTCCTCGACCAGGATCGCATGCGGGCGATGTCGCGCCGCCAGCGCCACCGCCATCCGCTTGAGCTCGGGATATTCGACCTTCGCCTTCCAGCGATCGAGCGCATAGACATTGCCATCGACGCACTCGGCCCAACTCATGCACACCGAATAATCGTTCTGCGCTCCCGTCTTGAACGCGGTATCCCAGCTCTGCACGATCCGCCGCACCTGCGGCAAAGCCGCCGGATCATAATAGCGCCACCAGCCGGTGCGGAAGATGCCGCCACCCAAAGGTGCGGGCCGCTGCAGATATTGACCCGCAAATTCGTAGGGCTTCGATTGCTCCATGCGCCGCAGCGCCTCGGCATCGTGCATCGCCGGCCATAAAGCCCGGCCGTCCTTGCCGATCGCCGGGATGCTCAAATGCTCCCATGGCTCGCCATTGCCGCCACCGAGCAGCCACCCCGCCAGATCATGTTCATGCAGCCGCTGCATGATCACCACGATCGGCGTTTCGGGGCTGTTGACCCGGCTTTCGAGCGTATTGCGAAACCAGTCGATCACATGCCCGCGCATTGCGTCCGACGTCGCCTCGTCGGCCTTGTGCGGATCGTCAATGATGATCGCACCACCGAACCCCGGCACCTCGCGCTTTCGCCCCGCGCCATAGCCCGTAAGGCTGCCGCCCGCACCGGTTGCATAGACCACCCCGCCCCGCGTCGTCCGCCAGTCATCCTTCGCACTCGCGCCGACCGCGACTTCGACATCAGGGAACAGCACCCTATACCATTCGGTCCGCACGATCTCCCGGCACCGCCAACTGTTGCTGACCGCCAGTTGGGCAGAATAGCTCGTATGGATGAACTCCGCATCGGGCGCCTTGCCCAGCGCCCAGGCCATGAAGTTGACGACCGCGATCTCGGTCTTCGAATAACGTGGCGGGATGTTGATGATCAGCCGCCGGCAACGCCCTTCGAACACCGCCTCCAACTTCTTGCAAACCGCCCGGTGATGCCAGTTATGCAGCCATTTTTGTCGCCTCTGCTGGAGAAAGCCGTAGCGAGTGAACCAGTAGAGCGATGCCCGCGCTTCCGCCTGCCGCGCGAGCGAAGCCGCAGCACGCCTAGCATTCATCGAGGATTTCGGCACGGGCCGCGATCACATCGTCCAGCGTCAGATCATATTTGATCACTGGCGCCTGTGCCTCTGCGGACGCCACCTGCGCCGGCTTCCCCCAGCCGCGATCGAGCAAGGCTACCGCCGCCGACACTCGCGTTGACGCGACGACATCGGCATTCCCGGCTATCTGGGCGAGGACATTGAGGCATAACGCACAGTGCTCCCGCGCAAGCTCCGCGAGCGTCGCTTCGGTCGTCGCATTGCGAGGCGCTGCGGCAGGCGCCGGATGCACCAGCACTGGTCCGCGCGAACGAGCGCCGGCCCCACCTGCTCCTCGCGCCAT